GTTACCATAAGGCTTGACAAGTATTGGCAAGAGAAGGCTGAAGAACTCTTAAACAGACAGAGAAGTATGGCTGAGATAGCCTACAGCCCCAATGGTAGGATCGTAGCGCCTATAGAGGTAGGTAAAATACTAGACGTAGAGGTTTGATATGACAGTTGCAATGGAACGTATATTAGCTTGGAAACTACTACCACGATTAATGATGGTAGTGATGACCCTTATGTATATACGTGTAATAGAGTGGGGCATTAGTTTAGATGACCTAAGTACTCAACAGAGTGCTATGATTAGTGTCGTAAGTGGCGCTATGACTGGTACGATAGCTGTTTGGTTAGGGAGCGAGAAGAAATGATTGGTCAGATAATAGGTAGTGTAGTTGGTCTAGCTACAAGTGTAATCGACAGTAAGACACAGATCAAACTAACTGAGGCTGAGATTAAGAAGAAACAGCTTACAGGTGAGATTGACTGGGATCTAGCTGCTATACAAGCTACACAAAACTCATGGAAAGATGAGTGGATAACCCTACTGTTCAGTATTCCCCTGATACTAGCCTTTTGTGGTGATTGGGGTAATGCTATAGTACAGGCTGGTTTTGCTGCACTTGAGACTATGCCAATATGGTATCAGTATTCCCTTGGTGGGATCGTCAGTGCATCCATAGGAATCAGATCAGTATCTAAATTCTTCGGTAAATAATAACAACAAAAAGACTACCCCAGACAAACTTAAGCCCCTGTATCCTTAGTTGGACGCAGGGGCTTTTTTCATTGTGTCATTGCTTTAAATGTACTGGTTAAAGACTTTAGTAGGTTACTCAGTGTAAAGTAAGCATAGTCTACTTCTTGTTGTAGTTTATGTACCTTCCAGACCAAGTAGAGTGTAATACCTAAGTGTACTAAGTCTATTGACTGATCTAGGCTTATCATTTCTTACTCTCCACCTGTAGGAGCTTATCTAAATACCAGTTAGCCTTCTTAAGATCCTCTAAGCCATTCTTGTAGCGCCACCTATGAAGGTACTTAGCTATATTCCCTCGTAGGTAGCCTACAAACTCATCCTTGCTTAGGAAGTCCTCGATGTATTTAATACACTCAATAGTGCCTTGTCCGTAGTGTGGTGGACTGTTTACATTATCAGGTTCCATCTTACCTAAATCCCACTTAGCCATTATAGTCTCCTATGTTAAGTCTACAAGTTCACACGTATCCCCACTGCAAGCCATTGTTTGACTACCAGCAGTGTTGTCTTCATTCTCATACTCTGAAAGTTCAGACCAGTCAATAGCCTTTGGCATAATAGATAACAATTCTTCATAGTCCTCTTTAGTACAGTCCTGATAGGGTGCTTGCTGGTAAGTATGATCTGAGTGAGGTAAGAACGATACCCCTGACATCTCATCAAAGTGTTCGTAAACAAATGCCCCTACAGCCATCCACTCAGCATCACGTACAGAGATCGTCACGCTAGGCTTATGTTCGCACCATGAGCGTTGATACGTCAGCCACATCTCTAGTTGCTCTATGGCTGTCATATCGTTTCTAGTAACTGCCCCTACTGGTGATTTAATTGGGAAGCTAAAGACTGTAGTTGTGTCACCCTTCATCACACATGGTTCGTTAGGTACACCCTTATCAATCATAAACTTCGTCAGCGGGTCCTTGTTATCTCCACGCACAGTACGAACATAATAAGGGCTATGACGAGCATGGATGCCACTAGCAGAATCAACAAGTTGGGAGACAGTACCACTTGGTTTAACGCAACTGATAGCAGCAGAAGCAGGGATGTTAAGGCGTTCAGCCCACTCAGCATTCGTAGATATTGCAACATCTTTTAACCCTTCTAATGTTTTATCAAGACCAGCATTTTGACTGGTAGTTAATCTGTTGTCCATAATGCCCGTTAGGGATACACCTAGTAATCTCTCCTCTTCTGTGTTCTTGTTCCAGATCTTACGCAAGTAAGGGAACTTAGTCATAGACGATTGGATAGTACCTAGTATCGTAGCTAGGCGTACCTTACGCTCTAAATCATCAAGGGTGTCTGTAGCCCGTACCACAACCTCTGTCAGGTTACAAAATTGGTTTGGCCTAAGTATGATTTCGCTACAGGGGTTAGTACCGAACTCGTAGTTAGGATCTCTACGTCCATTCTTAGCTGCTTGTACCTTGCTTGCTTGACGGTTAAAGACACCACGTTCCCCTGACTTACTTTCCACTAGGGCTTGCCACTCCCGCATGAATGTCTCCATGTCAGGCTTCTCTGTGTAGCTCACACTATTGTTAGCCAATGCACGATGGGCTGCTGTTTCCCACCACTGTCCTGACTTAGCGTGACGCATACGATCATCAGATAAGTTAGACAAGCTAATCATAGCACTACGACGAACACCACCAACTACAACAATCTGACCGATAAAACACATAAGGTCATGGCACTCAATACTTGACAACTTACGACCTTGTGCGTTCTTAAATGTCTGAATGGTAAAGTTAAACAGTTCAACTAAAGGTGCAGGTCCAGATGCTCTACCACCAAATGTCTTTAGTCGTGAGCCAGCAGGACGTACAAGACCAATGTCCCATTGAGGAATCTCACCAGACCACAACAAAGCCAACAGTTGACGATAAGCCTTTGCCCAACCTTCTTTACTATCTTTAACTACGATTGTAGTTTCTGATGGAAACAATAGCTCTGGAACTTCTGGTAACTTCTGAATGTATTGACGCTCTACTGAGAAACCTACACCTGTACCACACAACAAGATAAACATAGCCTCATCAAACGCTTTAGGGTCATCTACAGCCAAGTAGCTACAGTTGTACCCAGCGGTGTTGTCACGGGCCAGTGCTGGACCAGCAGTCATCATAGCTCGCATAGAGGGCATAACTTCTAGGTTTAAGATAGCATCCCGTAGTTGGTTGACATAAGAATCATTACCAGCTTTAGGGCGTACCACATTTTCCATGTAGCGTTCTACTGTATCTCCCCAATCCTCACGGCCCTCACCGTCGATATACTTAGCGTAGCGAGACTTAGCAATAAAAGTCTGGTAGTCAGTTGGTAGGTAATTATTCATCGTTAGTCTTTCCTCTCGCTCTCATAGTCTTATCTTCTTTTAGCCAAACCATACGGTCGATATCTGATCTAGCTATGCCAATGTCTAGTAGCTCTTTATCTGTTAGTTGGTTAAGCTGTTTGATTGCTATCCTATGGGTTCGCCATGTCGCAAGATAGTTCATGTAACGCCAGAACCATGACATACCTGTCCTCTTCTTACTCATCGATTATCACCTGACCCTTGTAGTGTACCGTTCTTTACACGGGCATTTAACTTCTCCATATTCAACTCAATAATCTTAACTAAGCTGCCACCAAAGATGTTAGACAGAGCTACAGTATAAAATAATACGTCACCTAACTCTTTCAAGACTGCATCATCGTCAATCCTGTTGTCACGAAACAACTTCTTAATCTTCTCCGATACCTCACCAGCTTCACCAGTTAAGCCTAGGGCATTCTCAATCAGTCGCTCCCGACCTTTAGTAATCATCTTGTCCTCTACAAACTGTGAGTACATATCAATCATATCTTTCATATCTCTCGCTGTAATCATTACATCAACCTTCCATAAAATTCTGTGTGTGCGTTTCTATCGTCTTTATCGAATAAGTACCAAGCGCAGTTGTCTTTACCTGTCATCTTGCTACCTTCAATCCATTTAACTCTGCCTATACTTACGATCTTTGTACAGTAAGTCATAAGTGCAGCAGACTGTTTAGTGTGCGCCCAATCAGCATCAAACAACAACCAAGTTGGGCATATCTCCGTCCAGTGATCTATGAAAGCATGTAAGAACTTTCTTTCCCACGGTGGGTTAGTAATACAGAGGTCAACAACTTCATATTGACCCCCAAAACTTATTTCCAGAGCATTCATCTGCTTGATATCTGGGTGTCTAGGTTCTATGTCACAAGCGTATAAACATTGCCCTAGACCGTCTGTTAGTTCGTGTATATGACCTATCAGTCTTCCGTCACCAGCGCAAGGCTCTACAAAGTCAAACTTCTCATATGGTAGGTGGGCTATAAGAGGTTCGACAGCCTCTATTGGTGTAGGATAATAGTCTCTTGGTACTCTCTCAAAGTCACTACGTTTACCCATACATTTCCTTTAACCTCTTAAGTGATACAAACTCAGGTTCATAGATACCGTTGCTAATCTCACGTTTGATTACACAACCTTTCCACCAGTCTCTATTTGCCTGTCCAGCCCACGTTTCTTCTGAGCCTTTGTAGCAACCCGCAACCAAACCGATAATCCCGTTAGGGTGTGCGCCATCTTTAAACTTAAGATCACGTTTATGGCTATGCCCACAAGTAGAACTGTGATTACGATTGGCGAGTAAGCTATTAGCATGATGTAAACCAGACATAGCTGAACCAAAATTACCACTACTAAAGAAGTGAGCGTAAGAAACGCCATCATAGTCAGCGATAGCGGGGGCGCTATTAGTGTATTCGTGGTATTCGTCGAACCAGTGGTCTGTTTGAAGATGGCTGAAGGAAATCCCGTACTTGTCTCCCTGTAGTCTTGGGTCGTGTGCGATAGCCTTTTTGATTCTATTCTCATGGTTCCCCTCAAAGCCAATCCAATATGGGCGTTTATACTTTCTATCACTAGGTTTCTTCCGTAGACGATCCATTGCTTCATTGTAGCAGTTGATGTCCTGTTCGTAGTTCTGACTTACGATGGCCTCTGGGTAACGTGTATCAAAGGTGTTAAGAGAGCGCATATCAGCACCATCACCTAAGTCAATTATGTAGCTAGGGTTTACCTCATAGATTAATTCCCCTAGCCAGTCAAAACGCTCATTCCCTGTCGAGGGGTCTGAGTGAGCGCATGAGAATACTACTGCTGTCTTAGCTGTCATATCGGGTATCCATTTCAAATTCTATTAGTATGGGTTCGATTGATCTGTAGAAGTGTTTCTGAAACTCGTAGGCTGCATCAAAGGAGATAAACGGGATCTCTTCATCAAACATAACTTTACTTGGGTTTCTTTCTTGGGGATCTTCTACTCTACAGTTTAACCAGTAATTACCATCTTCGTCTTCATAGGGGCCATCAAGAACACGATGGACTTTAATCAGGATTGTAGTAGCCATTCGTCGGGTATCCTTTTATCTGCGTATAAGAACCCATGCTTATTGCACCAATCCCCATATGTACTCTTTGCACCTTTGTATAACTTAGATCTAGAGTTAGAGAAGACAAACCTTATGTCGAGAAAGGGATGTTGATCTTGTATAATTAAGTGCTTCTTACGATCAGCTTGAACAAACCTACCTTTAGATTCTATAATGATACCATTGGGCAGTTTAAAGTCAGGAGTGTAAGTCTTGTTCTCAAGAAGTTGCCATTGTACCTTTAGCTTCTCATACTCAAACCCTACACCCCTGTCCTTAAGATCCTTAGCTATGTCATCCTCTAAACCAGATCTGTAGCCATTCTTTATTGCGTGTCTTCTACGTTCACTGGTGGTTGCCATATCTCGCCCTCTGTACGTCTAAGCCATAGTAGCCTAGCATTCTCTATTACCCTATCTACATCACCATCATAGGCTTTAACACAGGCTTCCCACAGGTCTTGTTCAGTCTTAGCCTCACTTAACATCTTAGTAGCTTTAACTGGGCCTACACGATATAAACCAACTATGTTGTCTGCCCTATCGCCTGTTAAGATCTGGTTGTAGAAGAACTGTAGTCCTGACCATTCATCTACTGTTTTCCACTCGTTCTTACCAAAGTTAAAGTGGTGACAAGGTATCTGCAACATGTCTTTGTCTATTGAGGCAACGACAGTATCAGGTCCAAGTCTTGTTGCTTCTATTGCTATAAGGTCATCAGCTTCTTCTCCTTCGCTAGTTATAGCATTGTATTTAGTAGTTAGATGATTACGAATATGGTAAAGATGTACTGGCTTTTCTACTGATTTACGATTGCCTTTGTACTCATGTGACTTGGCTATTTCGTGTCGGAAGTTCCCCTTACCAGTTAGGTAGACTATGTAGTCATCTGGCTCAGGAAACAACACAGTTTGCTCAAGTATAAAGTCAACAAGCTCATCAGCTTTAGCTTCAGCATCCTTTGGAAACAAGTCCTGAGTAGCAAAGGCTGACCGATAAGCTACAATGTCACCATCAATTAGCACCTTGCCATATTTCATCAGATGTCTCCAAACACCATTTTACCATCATCCTTCTCAAATGCTACAGCTTCAACATATGTAAATCCTGCTGATCTAGTGGCCTCACCAAACACATAAGCCAAAGAGTAAAGGTCATCTACATTATACCGCTCAACACTTGTCTTACCATCAAACCCATCTTCTTCACTATCATTCTCAAAGGTGACTGTAACTTTCATTGTATCATCCCACCATAAACAGTTCGTCATCTTCTGTCGGGGCTGAATTAGTCTCATAAGCTACATGCTCAGTAATTCCCACATTCATCAGACGAACCCCTGCTCCACTAGCATAAGTCTCAAACTGCACCTTAGCCTTAGTACCGTTCCCGATAGCACCATCTTCTGAGAAGCTCCAGAGACGCTTGTTCTCTTTCCCTTGGGTGAGATCTACTACTGTAGGTGCGCCACCATAGTCTACGTTCACAGGCTCTCCTGTCTTCTTATCGGAGAAGGTCTTAACGTCAGATACCATACGCTTAACTTTCATGTATTTACCGATACCAAATTCAGCATTCCCCTGTAGGACACGCTGTGAGTTCATGGGCGTCAGATCTAAACCCTCAGTTACTAGCTTTTCAATTTGGTCTTCGTCAGTAAAGTAAGCATTAACGATATACTGCCCACCTTTTTGATGGATTGCTTGTGCTGCTCGTGGTCCATCTGGTGATCCCATATCTGCGTTTTCGGGGAAGATCTTAGCATATTCTAAGACCATATCCATTGTGTATTTAGCCATTGTCGAGTTCCTTTCGTAAGGGCTGGTAATTATTAATAGGGATACATTTTACGATTTGTAACACGAAAGTATAAATATTTTTCACTAATGTATATCGGCATATGTACTCCCGAATTGAGCGTCGATCCCTAAGTCTATGTTTAGATTCAGTTGTTTGTTTAAATCTTGTATAGAATACTCCATATTTATTTTTGTCTCCATTTCGTCACCTTC